TGCAAGAAAAATTCTAATAGCATCTACATCCGGGATTTTATTAGGAGCTTTAACTTCAAGTACCCCTTCAACGTCTGTTTCTTTTCTATCAATGTAATCAGTATATTTAAACATATTTTATCCTTTATTCTTCTATTTTATCATGTATTTGTCTAAATTTCATATATTCTGAAATCTCTTCTATAGAGAATGGTCTATATTCCGCTTTCCCTGTTATGAAAGGAGCGTCTACACCCACATCTACACTTTTACCTAATGGTGACAATTTACCGTGACTATGGCCATAAAGATGCCAAGACCCGTGATGACTCTTGTTCCAAACTCTTTGGCCATAATGGAAAAGACATATCGTATTATTATTATATCTTACCTCTTTGTATTCAAAGACTTTTACCCCCATCTGATAAAGCTTAGATTTATTATTAATCACATTTTTATCATGATTACCCAAAATTATTGTTAATTTCCCATTAAGTTGGGAGATTAACTCTAAAAACTCCTGATCTTTGCAAAAAGCAAAGTCACCAAGATGGTATATTTCGGAGTTTTTACTAACAATATTATTCCATTTTTTTATTAAAAATTCATTCATCGCTTCAACGGAAGCGAAAGGTCTGTTTGAATATTTTAAAATATTCTTATGGAAGAAGTGTGTGTCTGATATAAAAAACATCATTATTTTATTTAAAGAAAAGGGGGCGTTAGCCCCCTTTTTCATTAACGCTTATATGAACCTTCAATCTTGTCATAGATGTAGGTATTAGACATACGTCCGGTTTCGCGTCTCCATGCTCTTGCGCTTTCGCGGGTTGGAGCATTCTTCAGTATCTTACCACTACTAGTAACAACGGCCCAACGGGTTTCTTTCTGCTTAGAACTTTTGCTCATAATTTTCTCCTTTCTGAACGTTTGGTTCTTTAATCAATATACCACAAAAAAACTTCTTGTCAACACCTAGTTTAATTTTTTTAATAATTATTAAATGTTATACCATTTAAATGATCTAGTTCATGTTGAAAACAAATAGACCATATTCCAATAAATCCTCTCTCAATGGTATCACCTAACATATTAGTGTACTTCACTTGAATTTTTTCAGGTCTATTAGTCTCTCTGTATTGCCCTCTAAAAGATAGACAACCTTCTTTAAATGACTTCTTTTCTTCACTATATTTTATTATCTCAGGATTTATAAAAACTCTATCTTCATATTTTAAATTTGTATTAGCCATTATGAAAAATCTTTGTGAAAGACCTACTTGCGGAGCAGCAAGCCCGATACCTTTCTCGGCCTGCATCAACTCAAACATAGCGTCTATAACAGATTTATCCGGCAATGTCTTTAAAATATCAGTCTTAGTAGCCAATATAGGATCATCTTCGGGAATTAATATAAGTTTCATGTTAATATTTTAAGATCGGGCTTACCAAATAAATCAACATCAAAAGGGCCTATACCAATACATGTCAATGTTTTCTCTCCATTGAAAACTGTGTCGCCAGCGTCTTCAACTTTAGTAACACCACAAATTGATTTATATTTGTCGTATAATTCTAAAAGTTCTGCATCAGTATCAACAACACATGTTATTTTAACTGCTTTGCCTGATTTTTTGTATGCTTCTGCATAAGCGTGGTATGTAAAATTTTCTAAACTATTCCAATACGCATGAAGAAATGCATGTCCGGCCTGACTAGCAATTTTACCTCTAATGCCATTCATCTTTTTTAAAGATTCTTTAGAAAAGACACAATACATTCTATAGTTCATATAATCCAATCCTCTAATTGACTTCTTATTCTATAAGATTCAAGTATCATCTCTTCAGATATACTCAACATTTTATCTTTAAGTGCTAACAATGTTTCTTTATCTACAACCACCTGCACTTCTTTATCTATAATAGCTGCACAATAGACTTGCAATGGAAATTGATTTGAAATAAACCAAACATAAGGTGATTGTAAAATCGGATGTTTTTCTTTCATATTAATTTGCAATACATATCCCCAACCGACTACATAATCCCCAGCTTTAACTTCTGATACATTTTTAGTTTCTGCCTTTGACGCAAGATTTATTAAATCATTCATAAATTTACCTCACCCCATTCAATATATCACAAAAAAGTAGAAAAGGAAAATATATTTACTATAAATACAATATATTAGTGGAGAAACTAAATGCAAATTAAACAACTTTTAAATGAAAATGCGGTTTTGACTTTTAGAGACTTAAATTCACGTCAAGTTTCTGTCTTGAAAAGAATCGCTAACGGAAGTCTAGACCCTGAATTGGCTAATGAAAAAGAATTAGAAGTTTTAGATAGTTTAGTAGATATGGGACTATTAACCGATTTAGCTTATGAGTTAACGCCACAAGGCCAAAGGGTTGTTCAGATTGCAAGAAAATATGGTTCATCTCTAGAAACTAGAGATGCAGGATTGCGTGATGAAAAGTTAAATAGATTACCATTTGAAAAAGGTAATAGAAGATATGTTGATTTAGGCGACAATGACGATTTCGCTGATGATATTGATACTGATACTGGCGTTAGATTGAAGAATCTTGATACAGATGTTGTAGATAATGAAGATTTAAAATACATGGATCGTTAACAAGGACGTTTGTACAAGGACGTAAATTTAAAGGGGCCGTCAGGCCCCTTCTTTTTTCCACACCCATTTATAATTACCACAATCCCAGATTCGATAATATCCTTGTTCTAGCCTATTTTCTACTTCGGTTTTAGTTTGATCATCATTTTTGTTCTTTCTTAACGTATATCGGTGAATCCTCTTCCCTTCGTTTGGCTTGAAATACCAGTAAGAAGGTTTAGTCTCAGAATCAAACTTAAATCCCATGTTCTTATAAACAGTACCACCACCCCACCTCCTATTGGAGTAAGTTACTACTGAATCTGGTTCATATTTTTTAATAAAATACTTAAACATCTTAGATGCAATACCATTTATAATATGATTTTTAATTGAGGCGAATCTATCTAACTCAATTTGTTTTACTTTTCTAGATGGGCTTGAGTTTGTAAAGGTCATTACAGCTACCAATTGATTGTTAAAGAATGCGCCCAGCCGAACATTACTCCTACCGGAACCTTGGAGGTGGTGTTGATTTAAAAATTTATTAGCATCTCTAGAAGATATCTCCCTGACAACACACTCTCTGGCATGAATTTTTTTCTTTATTTGTTTAAATATAGATAGCAATCGTGATTTAACGATTTCAGAATTAAACTTCCATTCATCTTCAAATATAGTTATACATTCATACCCTAAAGAATTATAAAATTTCATTTTATCCAAACTTTTAAATTTAGATTTATTAATACTATCTAATACTTGCTCAGAATGCCAATATAATCCATCATATTCTATGATTATCTTATGTTTTTCAGACAGTATATCTGCCTGATATTTACCCACTTGTTTATTTAAAACACAATCAATATTAAAAGATTTCAAAAAGTCATATATTTCAATTTGAGCATTACTAGTTTTAAAATTTCTTGGGTAACAGGTAGGACATATCTCATGATGAAATTTACAATCATAAAAATACTGTTTAGTTATTTGAAAGGTAGTTTGACATTTATTACAATTAATGGATAATGTATTATTTTTTAAATTATCGCATGATAATTCTAAATTATCCAACTTACCTTGTATATTATTATAAGAATTTAATTGTTTATGTAAAATATTTTGATTAAGTTGCTTTTTAAAAAGTTCTTTATTCTCTTCCGTATGTTTCTTTCCTCTAAAAAATGCCAAATCTTTGCCAGAATCTCTTTTTGTTTGTATAGCCTTATATGCTCTCTGTGAAAGTTCTTCATGATTATTTTGGCTATATTTTTTTATACTATCAGATATCTTTTGTTTTGTTTCTTCAGAAAGTGGCTGTCTATCTGGTCTTTTACCAATTATTAAATATTTTTCTTCTCTCTTTTTTACATTACTCTTAGCAATTTCAGCTAATTTCAATTTATATTCTTCTGAATATAAACTATCTTTTCCATAAAGGTCTGTATATTCTTTAATTGTAATACCGTGCGACTTTAAATGAGATGCTGTTATAGCGTTGATAAAATCTTTTTGGCAGATTTTACATTTAATAGGCATATCAATATTTCTGTGATATTTAATCTTATCATATTATGTATGACTATACAACTATGAGAAACAAAAAAGGGGGCTGAAGCCCCCTTTTTTGTTTCTTACAACAATTTCAAATTAAGGAACTGTTTTACCTGTTCCAATATTTGCACCTGTTCTTACAACTCTTATACGAGCATAAATGAATTCAATAGCCTTAACAGGTTTGATAGCAATGTCGATATATAACTCATTTCTATCAATTGTTTCTGGAGTATTATTAGTCTCATCTACTATCGTAGCAAAGTCATACAATCCTCTACGGTCAACTAAAGTTGCTAAGAATCCGTCAACGCTAGCCTTCACGTTATCTCTTGTTATTTTATCGTTTGGTTCAAACAAGTACGGGAATAGACCCTTTCTCAAGTTTCTCTTAATGTATTTCAACAATCTTGAAACATTTACACGATCAAGAGCAGATTGTGCAGAAGCTACAGTCTTTTGGCCCATAACTAATATTCCACGGCCCGGAATGAAAGCTATTGGATTTATGTTTTTAGGAAACTCATACAACTCGTCACGAGTGCCAGTGTTTAAGAACTCTTCTACAAAAGTTGTAGGTCCGCCTAAAGTACCAGATACATATCCGACAGACACCAAGTGAGGGCATAAACCTCTCTGAGTCCCTGCTGGAGCAAACCAAGGTTCTGCAACAGCGTCATTATAAGCTAAAACTCTAACGGCAGTTGCTGCGGCTGTGGTTAGAATATTCTTACCATCAATATTTGATGATATACCATGACCATACCAGTAAGCGGCATGATAACTTGTTACTCTTGCTGGAGACACTGCCCACGCCACGATAGAATTAGGACCAGTAGGTGGCTTATCAAAAGGTGTTTCGCCGACTACGAAAACTTCTTCCAACATATCTTGAGACAATCTAACCAATTCATCTGTTACTTCTGGGAATCCCGGACATGCTAGAATATTATATTCTAATGATTCAGCTCTTGCTCCAGTTGTTGGATTGTTTATAATAGCCTGCAACTGTTGAACAACCACATTACGGCGGGCTGCATCATTTGCACCTAAAGAAGTGAGGTTTCTAAACTCTCTTGTATTATCAAATGTTGTTGCAGCAGATATTAATAAACCTTCTGCTTCTGTTGGAGTAAATTCAACATTAACCTCACCACCACCTGTCCAGTCATCGACGAGACCGTACAAACCGATATAATTACCGACCACGGTAGTAAAAGTATCATTGTAAACTGCAAGTGGATTTATACCAACGCCTGAAACTGGGGTTGCTAAGCGTTCAAACAAATTACAGCTTCCAAATAGTGGTAATCTTCCAGAAATACCATCAGCTAGTATAGTAACTTCAGATGTTGGGCCAGCCAAATTAGAGGTAATTCTTATTCTACCTTGGAACAAAGTAGCAGTGGCAGCGCCAGCAAAAGAAGCGTTCAAACTATCAATCAAATCGCCAAATGTTACAATATTTTCACCATCATAATTTAAATTATAAGTGTTTGTGCCTCCAGTGTGTGTTACCCTAATTGAAGCACCATATAGTTGGTCTGCATCAAGACCAGTAATATCTGTCGCTTGTATAAATCCAGAGAAACTTTCGAAAACAATATCTTGATATCCCGGCTGTGCAACACTATGGTCTTGTAAAAAGGCGACACGAAATTCGTCAGAACTGAAAGAATATGAAGACAGAGCTTCAATTAAAGCTTGATTAACTAGATCGATCATCACAGTTTTTGAAACCGATCTCTTATATTCTGGATCGTTTACAAGATAACCATTTGCAGTGTTATATTCTAACAACCAATCGGATACCAATTGATTAAGAATGTCTCCAGCTATTTGTATCTTTCTCAACCACAGTGCCCTAATGCTTGTAAAAGTATCATCTAGGTTGACGTTAGCACGAATGACATATGCACGATTTCCGATTTCTAAAAACTTCAAAAGCGCGTCTAAACCATATTCATTACGCACATCACCATGATGTGGCAAACCGCCTGCTGATTGGTAATATTTAGGGACACCATAAAGTTCCAGTGCTTGTTTAATAGACGTTACAGTTCTGAGAACACCGTATTCGTATGTGCCGATTGCGGGGGTTTCGCCATCTAGTTGTTTTTTTTCATCTGCAGTGGCAATAAAAAAAAGAGGTAGTGCTGTAGCTTGCCCCGGAATATAAAACGATTCGTCAATGATTGTTACATCGACATTCGGGCTGATTAATTGGGCCATTTATAAATCTCCTTAGAATAACCTAAAAATATTTATAAGTATTGCATTTATAATTGCAATAATTTACTTAGGAAATTTGTATCTATCAATGTCAAACAAATCTTTATATGGCGGTTCTGGTCTATTTACATCTTTGACAACTTCAGTAGTAGGACCGTCAGACGCAGTAATAGCAGCAAGACGTAATTTGATTTCTTTAATATAATTATTTTTTATGTTTGCCGGTGGTGATAGATAAAGTCTAACTGCGAAAGTTAATGAATTCTGAATAATTCTAGCATCCTGATTTGATGGATAATTCGTTTGATTGTTAATACTTAATAATTCAACTGAAAAAATCTTATTCCAATCATATAAATCATCACTAGTTTGTAATATTATATTTGGGTTAAAAAGCATTAATATTTGTTCCAACATTTGGAAATTTTGATCTTCGTTAGATGCATAGGTATTTAATTCCACAGTCATCATATAAGGAATTGGCATCATTGTTTCTACAACTTTTAAACCATCTGGAAATGATCCTCCTGATGGTAGGACTGTTTTTCTCTTATATTGATCAACCCCCTTCCTCATTTCTGGAGCTTGTTCTATTCCAGAAACATAAAAAGATATCAAAGGTAAACTGATGGGTTTTTGGGCATTTTCTGCAAGAATTGCGTTCACTACTCTATCAGCATTACCATATCTAACTGGAACTGTAATCAAGTTAGATGTAGAATTAAAATCATTTTTTCCAACAGAAACTTGCAAGCCTGAAAAAACTGCCGCAAATTGTGTTATTCTATTTTTTATCTGACCATCATAAAAATATGTTTCTAGACTTTTAGAAGATGGAAAATCACTCATAAATTATACCTGTATATTTTCTAGTGTTATGGTGATTGGTGGTGTGTATACTTCTATAT